TCGTGGTAAAGATTGAGGTATTTATTGTGTAGGTTGGGAAGACGAAGGCTCTCGGTGTCGAGTTCGGTATCATCGATTCGAGCGTCCGCCTCTACCATCTTTCTAAGTTCAGTAAGTTCCATAGTGTAATCCTTTTTCCCCTTTCTCTCGTTGACACTCGTACTATAAAGGGATGTTGAGTCGAGTCAAGAAGAAATCAGCAGGAATCAACAAATTCGTAATAATCAAAGGAAAAAGTCATGTCAGCCACAAGGGGATTCATGTCAGTGATACTTGAGTCAAAATCTAATCCAGAGATTTGCACAGGTAAAAGGTTGTGAAAACGAATCTCTCGCTTGGGCAGCATAGCACTATTAAGAATATGCAATGATCCATCCGAGAAATGATTCTTGATGTTTGAGTCAAAGTTCTTATGATTTTTGATAAGATAAATTGTTTGCATCCAGTCATACAACTCACGATAGTTTGCCATGTTTTCATCAACCAAAAATGAAACAGAAAGTTGACCAAAGGTTGCTTTTGTATTTGGATGATTAGCATTGACAAATCTGTTTGGCTGAACCTGTGAACCGTCAGTTCCAAAAGGTGGGAGTGTGAGTCTTTGAACAAAATACACAAACTTTGGTAGTTTAAAAATATTAAATCTAAAGAAGTTTGGATACAAATAGTTTACATTATCTGGTTGTCTTCCAATAGCACCCGGAGGATTACCAACCTGAAATCCTTCAGTAAGTCCGGGTAAAATATCATTATCAGTATCAATGGAACTAAATCCACCCGTAATACTTTTTGTTCCGGGTGATGTATAGTTGTTGATCGTTTTATGTAAATCCATGAACGGATTGTTTGGATCAGTCATCAATGTATTTAGGTAAAAGATAAGGGAGCCTTTCGACTCCCCTATCTTGCGTATTTAATTTTTACTTAGAATCAGACAGCA